CCCTCGATAGAGGGTTAGCAGACGGTAAGTACACCTGTCCGACCGGTTTCAACCGGAAGGAAGCTCTCCCGAAATTGCTCTCGGGTTTGCTATGTGCTGTTTTCGATATTAAAACAGGACTGCTTCTTGCACGTCCTTGTATTCACTCTGTTAAGTTATACAGAGAAATTACAGGGATGTTCAAGAAACTCATTTACAGCGATTCTCATGAGGACATTCTTCATAAGAAGGTTGTGAATGAGTTCATGGAGTGTGATAATATCATTCCCGATGCGATTGATTCGCCCGCGTTTGATTATTTTCTCACTCCTGTTTCGAATATGATACTTTTGGATCTACACAACTATGATCCAAGAGTCCTCAAAGCGAAACACGGTCCTGGTAGCGTCGCTGAGTCTCATTCTCCGAACCAGAAATGGCAAGGGGTACTAGCTGACATGCGAAAGCATGACAGATACGCCTCATCATTTGGTTTCGATACTTTCATCTCTGAAAGTGTCGATGATCAGCATCGTTGTTCTAAGATGCTAACCGAAGATTTGGATGAGATTCATGACGCCCCTGCTGGCATCGCTAAGCTTATCAGCGTCGCTAAGAGCTCTGTTGCTCGAAGGACGATAACCATGGAACCCGTGTTGAAACAGTTTCTTCAACAGGGATTAAACACAACACTTCGTTCTTCTATAGAACGTTGTAATGTGTTACGTGGTTGCTTAGCTTTATCCTCGCAGGCACGCAATCAAATTGCGTGCCTGGAAGGATCCCGTACTGGCCAGATCGCTACGATTGACCTTTCGGCTGCTAGTGACAGACTATCTTTACTACTCGTAAAGAAAATCTTCGCTAGTAAGACCCTCTTTTTGGAGGATCTCATTCGTACACGATCGAGCTTCGTGCAGATTGAAGAATCTGTACATAAGCTCCGTAAGTATGCCGGTATGGGTAACGCTACTACTTTCCCAGTTCAGAGTGTCACTTTCGCCGTACTGGCGATCTGTGCCATCCTGTCCTATGACGGTCTTCGACCGACATTAAAGAATGTAGTGCGTTCCAGCGGATTACTGCGAGTTTATGGTGATGATATAACCATACCTTCGCAGTACGTCGCCAGATTAGACACTTGGCTGACTCATTATGGTTTGAAGATCAACCATAAGAAGTCCTTCTCTACAGGATTCTTCCGAGAATCTTGCGGAGTCGATGCCTTTCATGGACAGGATGTTACACCTCTCTATGTTAAAGCATTGCCAGGTCTCCTCTCGAGCAAGTCAAGCCTTGTAGTACGTTTAGTCAAGGCGTCCAACGAAAGTTGGATGCGTGGGCTTTACGCACTATCCGCATTCTTTAAGCAACTGGTAGAGACCGAAGTTGGTCCTCTACCGCTCGTTGCCAAAGAGTGTGGTGGCTTGGGTTGGCACAGCCGCGTTGATACTAACGTCGCACATAAGTGGGACGGGAAGCTACAACAGTTCGTTTTCCGAACACTAGTAGTCAAAGGCATTCACGCCGATGACGCTCTAGATGGCCGTGCTGCGTTGTTGAAGTCTCTAGCTACCCTTGAACTACGACCTATTGATACGGTCGTAATCTCGGATCCCAGACATCTTCAACGTTCTCCAAAGCGCTACCGTAACAGGTTGCGTCGGAGGTGGTTGCCGGTGAGAACCGGATAAATTAACGCGGCTTGCGCCGCATCCAGAGGGGTTCGTCAATGAAATATGTT